GCGTTAGCCATTGTAAGGCTAGTTGAATAAACATGCCTTGCGTAGTTTGTAGCACTAGCAAAATCATAAGTGTTTGCTGCACTTAAAAGAATATGCCCTGCGGAGAATACTCCTGCTGTTACTCCAGTGACTTTGACTCCATAGTTAGCAGTTGCCCCACTTCCTATAAATTCACCGCCTATAGCTTCTTGTGCTGCTGCACCTGCTGAACGTACGCCACTACCAAAAACACCAGTAAATTTAATAGTCGGTGTCCCTGTTCCATTATTTGTAATATTACCACTTGCAGTATTATAGCTGCCGTACAAAGAAATTGTCGGCGAATCCGTAGAAGCTGCTATGATAATATTTGGAGCACTTACAGAATTACTAGCACCTGAAATTAATAAATTATAATCTAAAGATGCATTATTAATTGTGTATGAACCAAGGAGAACGACTTGGTTAGTACTACCAGTTTTTGAGTCTGCTAAAACTGCACCATTTCCCTCAACTGAACCGCTAAACTGAAAATAATTATAAGCCCCTCCGTAATTAATAGTTCCATCATTATTCGGAGATAAAGTGTCACTAGAAATTAAAGCAGATTTAGTTGCAAAAGTAGTAGAGGCAACATCGATACCACTACGTGCAAGAGTTTTAATTACATTAAACGATGCTTCATCAATTCCTGCTTGTGGATTTTCTATATACGTAAATGTTGAATCGGTCTGAAGCGCGCCAGAAGAATCTAAAAACAATACAGAATTAGGATCGCCCCCAATAACTACAGTTCCAGTGGCCATTGGATCTACTAAATCTAAATTCCCAGTAGTAGGATTAAATTTAAAAGACACTTAAGTTTTTCCCACGTTTAAAAGATTTGCTTTTGTTGAGTCGGTATAGTTCACCGTAACGACTGCAACAGTGGTACCACCGCTGCCACCTAATTTGTACGTGTAAACTTCTTGTGTCGCTAATGGGTAAGTCGCCGCGATGTAGTCAAATTCTGGAAGGCTTAACCCAGCAATATTGTCAACATTTACATGTTGAATAAATTCTTTTTGCCCTCCTGGAAGCACTTCTTCAGTTATCTTTACCGGATAACTTCCAAGTGGATTATTTGCGACATTTATCGATGTCATTTATTAATCTTCCTCTTGATTTAATATCTCTGAGATATTCCCATTTTTATCTCTAATAACTTTAGAGCGTGTTTTTCTTGGTTTCTTTGGCTTAACTTCTTCAACATCTTTTATTTCTGGCGATGCTGTTAGCTCTTTGTGTTTAATCGCCACGTCTATGAGTTTTTCCAATCCAGAAAACTTTTCTTGAGTTATTTGCATTTGGTGTTCAGCTTGCAAGCGTTGCTCTGTTAGATATCTTTCTTTTAAATCAAGTGCTGAGTTTGTTTTTTCTAGTTCAAATCTTGCTGCTTCTAATTGTTGCTCAAATCCTAAGACTCTCTCGTCAATCATTGCTGCAAATTGATCTACTTCTTTTTTGTCAACTATTTTTCTGAGTTCAACAAGTAATTCATCTCTTTGAAGTGCAAGTTTTTGTTGCTCAAGAGATATATCAGCGCTGATTTTTTGATATTCTTTTTCAAGGTTTGCTGCATCGCCTTCAAACTTTCCTTGAAGCTCTGCATTTTTTAAAGCTTGTTCACCTTGTATTCTAAACTGCGCAATTTGTGATTCTAGGTTTGCAAGTCTGTCGTCTCTGTTGATTTTCTCAATCTCAATTCTTTCTTTTGACTGCAGTTCTATTTCTCTAAACCTTGCATCGACTGAAAGTTTTTCCTGCTCAAGTCCAAACTTAGCACCTTCTAGTTTAAGTTTTTCAAGCTCAATATTTGGCCCATCATCTTTTGGTTGAGCCATTTTATCAATTACTTGCTGAATAGAGTCTTGAATCTCATCAATGAAGAGTTTTCCGTCTGAGAATTCACCGATTAAATGTTTTAAAACTGATAGCTCTGTTTTTGCAAGCTCTGGTTGAGTCTCTGCAGTCTTGGCTGTTGCCTCCATTGCTTTAGTGAGAGTATTGGCGAGTTCAACGGCTTGTTGTTTTTTCCACTGTTGATTAATGTTGATCGTTGAATCAGTTTCAAAATCCATCCTAAAGCGGCTTCTTTTGTTTTCTTTAAGAAGCTCTAAGGCTGCGACGTATCTTTGTTGGTCTTCTTGGTCTAATGTTTGTGGGGTTATGTATTCATCCAGCGTTTTATCGCTAAACATTTTTAACGCCATTTCCATTAGTAATTGATAATTATCCTTGATCCATTCTTGAACCTTTCTTTGTCGTGGCTCAATTCTGTTTAGTGCAAACTTACCTTCTAACTGTCTTTCACCGTAGGTCTTGTCGCCATCAGCTGTTTGACCACGAAGTAAATCAGAAATACCCGTAACTTGGTAATACATGTTTGTTTGTTGAGAGAATGCCTCATACATGTTTTTTAAGCCTTGAATCATTTCATCAACAGGCATGTAAGCTACAAGATTTGCAAGCGAGCCTTTACCATTCATTAGTGCTTGCTCTAGATTTGGAATTCCAATCCCTCCGCCTTCTCCTGTTTCTCCTACTAATTGCTTAAGAGCTGGGATTGATGAATCAAAGAAAAATCTTACACGTATTGCTTTAGTAAGTAGAGTCATGCGCCCCACAATATCGTGAATCAATTCTAAGATATCTACGACCTGAAAAAACTCAGGCGTTGGCCAGAATTCATCAGTTGGTGCATTAATTATCAAAGGAGCAGTGCAAGGGAAAAAGTTTGAAAGACCATAGATGTCTGAGTGATTTAAAGAGCCGACCTCGTTTAAATCTTCGGGCGACATTCCTTTTGGTTGAAAGAAATCTTCGCTGTTATCTGCAAAAAATCTGACCTCTTTTAAAAGCTTGTCATGATATTCATAAACAGTGATGGGCTTTCCCATTCTGTGTTCTTCGATATCTGCAGTTGCAATTTTATCAAGAGCAGATTTGCCGAATTTCTCTTTAAACTCTCTGTATGAGTATGCGTATTCAAACGCAAGTCTTGTGGCTTTTGGATACCGATTAACATCGTCCATCAATAGACCACAATATTGACCAGCTTCAAAGTAAACTTCTTCTTGTTCTACGTTTATTAACTCGCCTGATTTAATGTATGCACCAAGGTCATCAAATAATGGCTCATAAACTTGTTCACCATCAGGTGTAATATAGATTGGTGGAAGTGGTGCTTCTGGCTGCTCTGCCGTTTCTTGCTCTTGCGTCTCACCTTCCATTTGTGGGGGCGCTTCTTGTTGAATTTCTTGAAGTCGAATCTTTTCCTCTTCTTTGACCTCTTTCATTCGGTAGCAGACTCGACCATATCCAAAATCTGTTACTAAAAAATCGGTGTTGCCTGCTTGAAATTCTGTTATTGCGTCAAAGGTTTTAAGTATTCCACGGGTTAGTCTTTCACCGACTACACAAGCAGTTCTTCCATATGGATCGTCTCCTTGAGTGTCTTTGATGACTGGAATTGGCAATCTGGATAGAGTAATCGGCTCTCTAATTTGTAGAGTAGACCACCAAAGCGGATATCTTGCCCATCTTCTTGCTCTATCTAAATCGTTTCCACCGTAAAGCTTTCCACGTTTGTTTCTTTTTCTGATTTCATTCCAAGAGCGATCAGCGATATTAAGCCAATCTTGTCTATACTTTTTTGCATCAGCAATAAACTTTCTTACTTCTTCAATTGTAAGAGTATCACCGTCAATAACTTGTTTACTGGTTACAGAATCAAACGGTGAGGATCTAGGAGATTTTTTCTTCTTTGCCATATTTTTATTACATGTCTAAATCAGGAATAATATCTCTCACGGTTTTTCTGTTGTTTTTTGGATGCATCATGTTTGCAGTTATCGCTTTATCGTCGATAAACGTAGGAGCATCATACACTATATCGTGTGACACATTTCCCATCGTGACGCAATCAACAATATGGGTTGCCTCTCCATTTTCTTGATAATCCCACTCATGCCCAGGCGTTGGATGGCGCTCAACCATTGGCATATACTCACGGATATATTTGCAAGATTCAAACACTACCATCATCGGCCAATGCTCATTACTTCCTGCAACTAACTTTGTGCCTGCAAGATTTGAGATTGTCATAGCGCCTCGATTTTTTCTATCAAGCTCACCTTGAGTAAGTTTAATTCCAGCTTTTTTAAAATCATCTGAGATTGCGCGCCCCCCAAGTTTTATGAATGGGAATTTATCAGTAAAGGTTGGTTGTGTGTCAAATCGTTCCTCTGTACGTTCTACTATTCCATTTGCAATATCTGCGTTTGACCAATCTTTTGGAGCGAGATTCGTACAAAGTAAATCTTTCGGGTCGTCTGTTGGGTGTTCAGCTTTGCAGCCATACCATTCTCTGTAAAAGACTTTACACCCTCGAGGCAAATATCTTTCGTAAATTGTGCCTTCGTGAATTGTTACGCCCGGAGATATCGCCATCCAAACGCAAGCCCACGGTTCATATGAACCGTAATCAAAGAATCTTGCACGTAACCAAAAATCAGGGATAATGAAATCTTTTATTACGTGTCTTTCTTCGTTCCAGTTTTCAAAATAGTTTCCAGTTTGAGCATCCCAACCATCTTCTGATAGTAAAGCTTTTGCCGTTGCTGAATCTGTCCCTTCTGTAATCCTATCAATTGTATCTTGAATATTTTCGGATGGATTGTCTCGAACATCTGCAGGTATATATTGCTGATAAAATGCGCCTACTTTTTCAATGGCGTATTTAGGACGACTTCGAACAAATACTCGCTTTAGAAATCCTTTAGAAACACCTATTCTATTTGTCAGATATATTATCTTAGGGAATTGATCCCGCCATTCCTCTGGTATTTTCTCTTTGACCTCTTCCGACATAGTCATCCAAAGTTTTAGCCATTTTAAACGCTTCTCTGGTATTTGCCCTGCCTCGTCAATGACCCTTACATGTTTAGGAATTCCTTGAACTTTGGAGAGAGCATTATCCGTGAAGCAATTCTCGAGAGATATTAAAGAACCATTCCAGAATCTTATCTCTGTTTGATTGTGTGTTACTAGTCCATCTTTGATCCATTGGCGAAGTAGCATAGGAAAGCCGAATTCGCCTTCCATATATCCACCGATAACATCTTGTTCTCTAAGTCTGAATATATCTGTTTGAAGTCCTGGGATAAGTGAACACCAACGTATTAAAGAAAGCTTTGTGCCTGCAGTTTTTCCACCTCGTGTGTCACCGCCCCATAGAATTTCTGTTGCTTTTGAGTTGTAGAAAACCAATTGCTTTGGGTGAAAGTCTGGAATCTGTAAAACAGATTGGCTCATTTTTCTTGTTTAGCGATTACTTGCAAAACTGCAACTAGTTCTCTGGTTGATTCGCTTTCAATATCAATTTCTTGTTTTGGTTTACCGAATCCGTATTCGAATATTGTTTTTGCGCAGTTAAGTCTGACACTATCTTCTTCTGATTCTCTTAATAGTCGAAAGATTTCTTTAAAAGCTTCTGGTGTTTTTGCTTTGCAAAGAAGTATTAAAGCGTTGTCTTTTTTGGGTCTCCCGCTCGGATTTCCTGATTGACCTTTTTGGAATAATGCCATCTGTTTTTATCCTGTATCGCAGGCTGTTAATCAATAATTCCAGTAAATGAATTTAAATATTTTTGATTCTTCGTGTACTCTTTCACCCTTACACGAATTGTTTGAACGACGCAATCAGGATTTTCGGCTAATGGTAGAGCTTGAATAATATTTGCAAGGCAATTTTTGTGATTCTCTGTGAAGATAAATTCCTCTAATAGCTCGTAGGCTTTTTGGTGATTAGCCTCTAAATCGGTTGACTTAACACGCTCTTGTTTACGCTCTCGAATATTAGCTATATGCCCCCTCTCGTAGCGACTGAAGTGTTCCCAATTGATATAATCGGTCAGTGCTTTTTGGATTACTGCTATCCAAAGCTTTTCTTCAGGGAATAGCGTACGAAATTCAAGTAATATTTCTGCTGCTGGTATTTTATCCGGAGTGATCAACTTATGAGTATGATGCCAATCATGGGGGAGAGATGCAAGATATTATTTTTACAGTGAATAAGTATAAATTACGCATAGTTATAGTACCTTGTGTCCATAGTTGTGTAATTCATTAGATTATAACTATTTGATATTGCTACACTAATATTATTTAGTTGTGTAATGAAATTAGATGTGTGATTATAATTAAAGAAAGGCAAACAAGCCGGATAAAAAAGGATAAAACAAAATGAGAAAATTTGAATTAGACAACACAGAAGGATTTACACAAACACAATTAGACGAAATGAACGAAAAATTATTTGCTGAAGTTTCTGCGATAGAAAAAGATTATTCAGAAGACGAGCAATGGCTTTTAAACGACGTAATCGCAGACATCAAAAAAAGAATCTGCGATGAACAAAAATAAGCGAGGGCGAAAGCCCTCAACGAACAAAAAACATCGTTATAATATCTGCTTACGACAGGATGTGCATCGAGAATTAAAAAAACTAGCTGAGAAAGAAGGAATGTCGGTGTCGGTTTGGATTAATCGGCAAATACTCTTTGCGCTACTGAAAGATATTTAGCTCAGGTCGTAAAGAGTTACTTTACGACTCAATGAATCCAATAATGAGCGTATTTTTTTTCAACTCTTGTTTGATTGTTCTCTTGAGCTTCTTGAAGCAAGCGTATCTTTTCGTCAGGAATAGAACATAACTTTGATTCTTCAACGGCGACATGAATAATGGCTTTAGCTAATCTTTCGATCTCTTCTTGATTTAAATCACCAACAGAAAACATAATACTATTTGTTTCAGGTAATGTATTTTCCTGATTTTGGGGATCTGTCTGCCACTTCCCCATGCTTATCTGCGACTCCTTCCCCATGCTTGCTAATATTTTTTTCAATGAAATCATTTTAGTATTTTCAATGTACCGAAAATGAGAAGCTGCAACAATCTCTTTATTTCAAAGGTAGCAATAATTCATAAAACACCGTTTGTTCAAGAGTACCACCTAACCCGAAAAACACCCTAAAAAAGGGGGTAAAAATCAGGGGGGGTGGTACTTCTAAGTACCAGCGAGTACCAGGAAGGTGGTACTTCTAACCATTTGATTTTATTATTGTTCGGTATACCAAGTACCAGCAAGTACCAGGCGTGTGTTA